ACTGGGATGACAAAGCAGCTGAACTAGATAATTTCTATATTCTAAGACAACCAGGACCAGGTTTATTAAGTGTTGGTAAAGCTGATGTTAAATTTACATATAAAAATCATAAAAAATCAATAATTATTTACGGTCCAGAAGATGCAGTTTTTGAACGAGCCATGACGATTCTTTTTCGAAAGAGACAAGCTGCATCAATAGTAAAAATGCAAAGTGTTTTTCAGAAGAAATGGAAAGAAGCTGCTTATCACAAATTTTCATCTTATAAAGATAAAGTTAAAAACATTGAAGATATAAAATTAATGAATGATTTTCTTATAGAAAAATTTTATGAAGGTAGAAAACGAAATCCTTTAGAACCCAAAACTTTACTCGAAGATGAAATTACTAAAAAATGGTATGATGTTCAATCTTTTTCAGAAGATATAAAAAAAAATCCATCTACTGTTTATTTTCATACAAGCGGTAAACGAGAAATATCAAAAAAAGTAGCGATGGAATATGCAACAAAATTAAAATGTGATCCTGTTGATTTGATGTTTGAAAAAAAATCAATTCCTGTTTGGGCTAAAGTTAATTTATTAAAACCATCCGAACTGGAAGAAACTTATAATCCAGGAAGAATATTCAGTTATTATGCAGATGATAAAAATATAGAGCAGGTAATCGTTCCAAGAGATATTTATCAAGATGATATAAAAGCTATTAAAATACAAGCAAGAGGATCGATGTACGATAACCAGGTAGCATTTTATTATCGAGCAACATCCAAAGATGATAACTGTTTAAATAAATTATGTATTGTTGGTGTAGATGTTCCTGTTGGACCGCCAGAATTTTCTGAAGATACAGAAGATCATTATTATTTTGGTTTATATGAAAATGTTAGAGGCGAAAGTAATTTAATTAATCCAGATCCTTATGTAGATGTCTATAAAAATAAATTTATTTTAAAAAATTTTACACCAAAAATAATAGCTCCAGTAATAGCTTTAATAAATCCAGAGGCGATTACTGATAAAACAAAAATGAGAGGCTCAATACCTCCTGCGGCTTTAATCAGAGAAGAAGAAAGATTACAAGCTGAAATAGCGGCATTAAAAAAATTTCAAGAAGTTGGGAAAAACACAAGAGAGATTGCAGATAAATCTGAAAAAATTTATGAAGAAATGAAAAAAATTCAAGAGCGGATTAAACTACTAACAGGTGGCGCTTATAATCATCCATTTCAAAAAGATTTTGAAGCTTTAGATAATGTGCGAAAGCTACATCCTTTCGCTAAATTCAGTAAGAGAAAAAATTAAATAATGTTTGAAGATTGGATAAAAGAAAAAATTACTGCTACCGATATTCAAATCGAGAAAGCTTTTCAAATTGATACAGCTACTTTAAAGAGATGGAGACTGGCAGATATTGGTCCAACTTTTTTTAGAGTTAAAGATACAATTTTATATCCAAGAGCTTTATTTATTCAATGGTTTGAAGGACATTATAAGAACAAAAAAGGTAGTGTCGTTCAACTCGATGCAAACCGTACCAGGAAAGATCAAGACGTAAAATAATATTCTACAATTCGTAGAACGCAGTTTACATATAAAATCCAATGAAATAAAAGTAACTCCTAATTATGGAGTTAAATAAAAAAAATAAAGTTTTACAAGATCCTCTTTCGGAAAAAAATATTTTACCAAAATTTGCTTACACATTAAAATTTAATCATTGGTCTCCAACTTCATTAATGATTGGCGATGGTTCTTTTATTTTTAAATATTTGTTTTTAACTCAGGCGCAAAGAAGAATGTTACCAGCTAACGCTCAGATGAAATCTGGTGTTGCGTGCGGTGATGCAGTTCAAGATGTTCTTGCAGATGTTAAATGGAAATTAAATTCAGCAAATAAATTATCTCCAGTCAATCATACAAAATTAACAAAAGAAGCTTCACTTCAAAAAGCAATCGAAAAATTTAAGGAATACCAACCAGTTGATGAAAAAGATCAGGCTAAAAAAGATCACTACTTAGAAACAATACCAATGACCGTACATCAAATTTTCCTAGCGCTGGAAAAACTTGTAGGAGATCCTGTTTCCGCTCCTACTGTTACTTGTGAGAAGCATCTTTCAGTTTCTGATCCTCGGCTTTTAGTCGATATTATTGGTCGTTCAGATTTTGAGTTTGGCTCTTTCCAGGATGGCGTTCCGTCTCCTGATTTCTTTCTGGTCGAACTCAAGACGGTCTGGGACCGCTTCGGCAAGCAAAAAAAAGATGGCTCTTACTCTTTGATCAGGAGTAAGTTGCCATCTAAGCCTAGCGAAAATCATTTATGCCAATGTGCATTTTATTCAAAATTTTATGATTACAAATTTCCAATTTATTTACTTTATGCAAATTCAGATGATCATGAGATTTATGATTCTACAAACTGCGCAGGTCTGACAAAGGAAGGTTTAAAACAAAATTACAACAAGTTAGTTTCGATTGCGAAAAGACGTGAAAGAATGTTGTCAAGGTATGACAACTTAGACAGAGATACCATTATTCAAAACATTTGTGCCGATACAGATCCCAATTTCAGTCATCCTTACTTGTGGAATATAGGACCTGAATTTTTAAAAGCTGCAAAAGAACTTTGGAATTTACAATGACATTAATTAATGGAGGTTCAATATGTCAAAGTTAATAAAGACCATTACTGATTTTAAAAAATCACTTAACGGTCAAACCGTAAGCATCCATGGCAAAGCATATGCCACAGTTGCTTTACGTCTTGCCATCGCAAGAAGAAATTTAGGAACTGCGTTAGATATAGTTACTAAAGTTATTTCAAGTGATGACAAACAAATAATCATGCAAGCCGACATATTTATTGAAGGCTCTCATGTGGCGAGTGGAACCGCACAAGAGTTCAGGTCCACATCAAGAATTAATCAAACAAGTTATGTAGAGAATTGCGAAACTTCTGCAATAGGCAGAGCGCTTGCTATGTGCGGCTTGATTAACGATTCTGTTGCGAGTGCAGAGGAAGTTTCACTTGCTATCGAGCAGCAGGATAAAAAACTGCAGCAGGCACTTTCAGAACTAGAAAAAATTAGTCATGAAGGCGCTTACAAACAATGGCTGACAACTTATCAAGTTACTTTCAACGATCTTAAAGGCAAAGATCCTTTATCTTATCAAAGATTTCTTGAAAAATTTACAGCTGTTAAACAATGGCTATCAACAAAAGGAGTGTTACATGCCAGATAATAACGAAGGCGCTAAAAAAGAGCGCAAAAACCTTGGTGTTGTATTTTTAAAAAGCAATAAGGAAAAGCCTACCTCATTTGACATAACTGGTCATGTGATGTGGAAAGGCGAAAAAATACGTCTATGCGGATATAAAAAATTTGCATCAGGCGAAGGCAAAATGGCTAAAGGAACCGAGTTTTATGCTTGGTATCGAGTAGAACCATTTGAAGAAAACGGAGGCTTTTCTGCACCTGCAGATGAAGCAACTACGTTTGATCCTTCAAAACTAGAGGCTAACTAAAATGAATCCGTTAGCCTTTAAATCTGTTGCCATAAACATTGAACATTACAAGCTGCTCAAAGAATTAAGTAATGACCGCTTTGAGCTTCCTATTTCAATGAGCAAAACCTGCGAGTTCTTAATCAAGAAATCTTATGACGAGCTACAAAAGAAAAAAAATGGAAAGTCAAAGAAATAAAAGACTTGCGGATCTTTCTCAATCCAGAGAACTAATCTACGGATCATTCGATCGCAATATGAAACGTATTGCGAAAGTTTGGTCCGTGATATTAGATGATGAATTAACAAGAGCAGTACCTCTTAACCCAGGAATACCAGCTCACAAAGTTGCACTATGTTATGCAGCTGCAAAAATTGTAAGAGCTTCTAATAAATATAAACAAGATAGTTATGACGATGCGTTAGCTTATCTTATTGAAGCCGAAAATTTACACAAACCAATATTTGAAATTAAAGAGAAAAAATAATGCCAAGAGGAACAAGCAAAAAAT